CAATAACGTCACCGGACGCCAAGGAAGATGCTTCGTATGTGCCATGAGCTACACGGATACGACCCGCAAGCTCATTAGCTTTGTTCATCACGGCTGGTGTTGCGCGTGAGTTAGTACGTTGTGTTGAATATACAGTAGCCATTTTTCAGTCTCCTTATTCGCTGCACGCGATTTCGACAACTTTGGCTTCTTCCATCCGTGTCGCGCCGACAGACTGACAATAGTAAACCTGAGTTGCGTATGACTTGTCTGCACGCTCATCAATCCGCGCAGCTGGCTCTTTGCCAATTGCACATTTGATGCCATCGCTTGCAAACGCAATCACTTGACGATCAGAGTTACTATCCAAGCCCAAACGGTTTGAAACGATGAAGTTAAAGCCAACAAAGCTGTTAAGCTCACCCATTGCCAACGCTTTTACAGTGTTGAAATCCGTTGAAGTAACAGTCGTGTTATTCAATAGATCGGTGATTTGCTTAGGCGAACAAACAATGTGACGTTGGATCGACGGATCGACATTACCTTCGTCAAGTATTTGTTTTGCATCAAGCAATTTAGCAAGCGTCAGACCGGCAGATCCATGTGCGATCTTTTGGGCTGCTGGCAATGCTGTGGTTGTTGAACCGTCTTTGCCTGTTGAGGCAGTGCCAAGAGCAGCAGAGATGATAACATCATCCATTGCGCGGCCCATAGCAGCCGCAGCAGCACGGCTATATGTTGAAGTCGGATCAACGAGCAAACGCACTTTGTCCTGATCGTCGATCAGATCGGCATACTCATAGTCAGACATAGTAACCATACGGCGTGAATGTGGTGTGTCCACAATCGGTGTATCCGCATGACGGGAAGTACGCAGGATAGCAGCTGCTGATCCCACTTGGTCGAAAAAGGCTTTCTCGCCGTTTACGCTTTCCACATCTACCGCATTGCGCAGCAGAGAACCCATTTGCTGTGACAGCATTTGGATGTTCGCAGAGAACTGTTGGACGAAAGCCGTAGTAATTTGAGTAGACATTTGGTCTCTCCTACAGATTAAGTTTATGTTTGCCACGCATGGTTATCTCCGAAGAGGCCTTGCTGCTGCTTAGGGCAGCTAGTCCACCTGACACACAGGTTTGTCGGCGTGGGCCTTTCGGTTGTCCACTATACATAGCCACGCAAACGCAAGACCTCGGCTACTGCCGCGTCATGGCCTGGATGACCTGCAACTGTGTATGGCGTATTCGGTTGCATATGTTCCTGAATGAGCTTTTGCGCATCCTGAGAACTCATAACAACCTCGGTCGGCTCTCCGACCAAGCCATCTTCCCCTAGCATTTCTGCCATGCGGGAGAATGTTCTAATGATAGCAGGATGATCGCCTAATTTGCGACCGTCTGCTAATTGGATCTCGTCAAATACTTCAGTGTCGCCTATAACCGTGCGGGCCGCAGACTGTGCTTGAGCAAGCTTTTTTTCAAAGTTTTGCCCAAACTCCTGGCGCAACTCTTGCTCACCGTTAAACCTGGCCTCCTCGGCACGTTGGGCTAAGACTTCTTGACCTTCTCGAACCTGGGTTTCAAAGTAATTAGAAATTTTTTCAGCCTGTTTGTTAGACAAGCCAATCTCGTAAGCTGTATTTCTAAAAGTTTCAAACGTGTTCTCGTCGAAAACATCTGCCCTTTCAAGGCTATACTGCTGTGGATCTTCGGGGGCTCCTAATCTTTGATAAACGCTTTGCCACTCCTCGTCTGTAGCAGCCTTACCTGGTATGGCGATCTTGTCTGCGCCAATAAGCTTTTGAGCGTTAAGGTGCGTTTTTGCAAAATCATTCAAAGACTCCCACTTGTTAATTAGCGGGTTACTTTTGTACTCTTCTTCAAGGCCATCAAGCCAGCTAGCCGTTTGCTCAGGTGCAGCTTGCGTTTGTTCCACTACAGGCTCAGGCGCTACCGACTGAGCTACTACTGCATCCGCGACTTCTTGAGATCCTGTATCTAGGGTTGTCTCTTCGTTCATTTGATTTCCTGTTCGGGACTGCGTTCTTCGGCCAACATTCTGACGATAGTAAGCACTGCTGCTCGTTGACCCTCTGCAAACGCTGATTGATGTGGATCGCCAGAAACAAAAGTGGTTGTCTCAAAGCTAAACCGCTTTTTGAGATCACCTAAAACTTGCGCGCCATCATCTGTCCCAAAGGTCCGACGATAAGCTAACTTTAATTGCTCTACCTTGTTCATATCTGACCGCGCTCCCTAGCTGTTGAGATCGCCTCTGCCATGGGCGCGGCCTTCTGAGCCTGCTCTGCAAGCATCATTTCCTGTTGTTGCTGCGCTTGCTGGGCCTGAGCCTCCGCACGTTGGCGACGAAGATCTTTTACTTCCGTGTCGCTACGGATAACGCGCGCCGGAATACCTGTAGTCTCCACTAGGTACTGCACAAGCTTATCATCATCCAGATAATCCATAACAGGAGCAATTTGCTGCATTTGCAACAACACCTCAAAGCCACGAAGCATAGACTGCAAGTCAGTCATTCTTTGAGCTTTAGCCAGCGGAGAAACATATTCAATATCAATGTCTTGACCTTGTAGCTCCTCCGGAGCAGGCGGGAGGAGCCCAGACCGAAGGAGCAGTGCAAAGGATCGAGAGATTAGCGGTTGGAGTAACTCAGCCTGGAGTCTACCGAGTACCGGCCCAAGTAGCCGCATCTTCTCTTCATTCCTCTGCAACACCTCTGTTGCAGTCATGGCAGGGCCATTAGACATCAACAGCTGATCCACGTAAAACGCCTGACGGATCGCATTGCGGCGCTGCTCTTCCATGTTTAGGCCGAGCGGGTTGTTCGCGCCAATCTGCAATGGCTCAAGACGATCGCGTGTGCCAGAGCGGTAAAAGTTTAGAGCGCCAGGTGTAGTCCGAACCGGCAACATAAACCCATCGTCGGGAACCATGAGGGGTGGATCAATCTGTTTTTGAGCAGCACGGATTGTTGTCTCAGACATTTTGTTGAGCATCTTGGTATCAGGCAGCGCGTTCATTGCGGGGCTACGGCCATACGTTGAAACACTATCTTTTACAAAACGAGTAACCATAAACGGGAATTCATCAAACCCGCTCTCAGAAAGAAGCTGGCGGGTGTCTGCCGTATAGTAAATAGAAGCTATAGGCTTGTTCTTTTTGGCCCGACCCTTGGTTTCCTGCCGTGGATACGCCGCGTGAACAATAGAATGTTCCTTGTAAGGGTCTTTCTCTAAGTCTTTTTTGACCTCAACGGGACAGTTTTCCTCACCAAATTGCATGGCAATAGCCCGCGCAGTAAGTTTAAACTTGCGGTAAACCGTATCAACCCGGCCCTCTGAGTTTTCAGAAATGCAAATCTCAGCAATATGACGCGAAGAAAAACGCAAACCATCGTCTGCGCCCTCAACGTAAAACGCAGCTGTACCAAAAACGACAAGATCATAGTACAATTCATGGATCTCTTGTTGGAAATTAGAGCGATGAAACGCTTGGTACATTTGATCTATAGATGTTTCTAGCCATTCGTTCGCCGCGTCACTCTGTTGGAGGGTAGGGTCACGGAAGCGCATAGAAAACCAAGGTGTGCTAGGGCTGGTCAACATGCCATGAAGACTTGAAGCAAGCAACTCAACAGCATGAACAGCTGTACCATCGTACAAAAGCTCTGTTCGCTTGTCGCCCTGGGTGCGCTTCTTCGTAATATCAGCCTTACGCGGCAGCATATAGTCTGCCAACTCCTGCCAATGGCTTTCCCATTGGGATCGCTGTGACTGCAATGTTTTATATCTGCGGTCTAGCTGCGTTATCATCGGCAATACTTCAGCCATTACTATGCCATCCCATAACTATTCATTAAACTCTTGCGCTTCTTAGACTTGTTGCCGCCCTCAGTGCGACCAGCCATGCGCTGATTTAGGCGCTCTATTGGATCTACAGAGGCAGCTTTATTCATCTTTGCAGGCTGCGAGGCGCGCTTGCCCATCTGCCCAGCAATGTTTTTTGGTTTTCGGTTCATCATGAGATTAATCCTTGACCCACAAGACCACGACGCCCACGCAGCATAGAGCCTCCATCGTTACTAAGAAGACCCGATACTGTGTCCTGAATACCCTGGGCGCTTGTTAGGATTGTAGAACGGCGACCTCTTTCGTAGAAGCTAATAGCTTCGTCCTCCGCCGGACCTTGGCTAACCGCACTGGCTGCGGCAGCCGCTGCCGCTCCCCCAGCAGCCGTGCCAACAGAAGCTGCGGGAGTGTAAACAGTATTATCAACTGTAGTGTCTGCCCTAGAAGCAACATCCGTTTGCACAGCAGCAACATCATTAATGGTTGTCTCAGCCCCGCCTGTAGGCGCGGAGGTATCAACAGCCGTTGCGTCCGTGGCAGCAGTGTCAACAGCCGGTACATTTGGGACTTCCATCGCTTGTGGCTGGGGCTGGTTCATAAGGGAGTTAGTCACAGCAGCCGTTGTGACGCCGACAACACCAGCCGTTAATGTCGAAGCGCCAAGCAAACTTGCCACAGTGGCAGCACCCGCGCCTGCTAGAATTGGAACTAAAATTGCCATTTTTCTATCTCCTACGCCGCAAATGGATTGTAATCCATCAAAGCTTGCCTCTGAGGCGCTCTAGTATCGCCCCTACTCTCTCTAAGACCAACAGCCAGATACCGAAAAGCATCTGCGCAGTGGCTCGACCAATCGTGAACAGGTGACGCCCTAAACGTCCTAGACCGCTCGTTATACGCTCGATGATACTGACGCAACGCCTCAAGAGCATGTTTGCACTTCTCACGATCAAACCATACACGGGGAATAAGAAGTTTAGCCGCATGAAGTCCATCCTCCACCGGCAGCTTTGGCACTACTCTGAAATTCAAACCAAGATCCCAAGCCACTTCTCTTCTACTCTTACCTGACCCCAACTCCCTCACCTCGATGTCGTGAGGCGCATTGTGATCGCCATACAGATAACGCTTTGTGCTAAGAACCTTGCAATAATGCGGCAGTCCCTCGCCCCTCGCTTCATAGTAATCTATCACATGTATAGCACGACCAACAGTCTGTGTGAAGAAAATTGCTGTAGAGTCACCAACGCCAAGATCCCACCAGGTGTCAACCTTAACAGAAGGATCATACGGAACATTCGTGATCCGACCCTCCAATTGAGAAGCCTCAAGCTCCTTACCAAAAATAGCGCCAGGCACATTCGCGTTCCAGCTGCACTCAAATTCCTGCGCATACTGATCCGCGCTCATCATGTCCCGAGCAGCTGCTAACTCTTCATCATCTAAGATCCCAGTCTCACTAGCCTTGTACACAGCAGCTAACCAATCATCATTAGCAGCCGCCTGCTCATAATAATCAAAGAAAGCATTGTGACCCTTCGGGGTGCCAACGAAAATACAAAAGCCCTTATGATCCGAAAGAGCAGGACGCAAGATCTCTGGAAACACGCTCTCAGGCATGTCAGCAACCTCGTCCATCACGCAACCCATAAGATAAATACCACGAAGACTGTCAGGGTTCTCAGCGCCCAACAGGCTAATCCTAGCCCCGTTAGGCAAATCACAACGCAATTCAGTCTCATGGAACCTAACGCCAGGTATCTTGCCTGCAAACTGTTTTATATAATCCCACGCTACATTCTTCGCCTGGCGATAGGTGGGTGCCATGTAGGCATACCGGGGGTTAGGCTTATCAGACATTAACGCATGGCGAAGAATATGATTAATCGCCCAAACAGTTTTGCCAAACCTACGGTGACAAACAACAACGCCCCAACGCTTCTCCTGCATCTCATCGTGCAATGCCAGCTGCAATGGCCTCGGCTGATAAGGGATCTCAATGTGCATCAGTGCCTAACCTCCGGCTCAGGGAAATCAACTATCTCAAGCTTCTCTAGGATCTGCTCGTAAATGTCTATAAGCAACACAGCGCTCTCAAGCCGTGAGGCCTCCGTACAGCCCCCCACAACGCCCTCTCGTAGCACGTTGATGTGAGACATGAGGGCTAGGCTGTCTTGGTTCATACAGGGCTCTCAGAGAGTGTGAGGGTGCTATATGGGCAGGTATTATATATAGGTAGAAAGTGCGGGCGGTTTTGGGGGAGGGTGGGGTGTCGGGATCGCCAGAATTTAACATAATACCGCTGAACCAGGGCCGCGCCAGGCAGATTCTGCAATAATTTAACATAATGCTCATTATGCGTCTTAGCTGTTCCGATTGATGCGCCGATCGGGCTGTCCGCGCGCGTAGCTCGGACACGCAGGATGTAAGGTCGATCGTTCTTCACCCCGTTCCTCAATGCTTCACCACTTCCTTCTCGCCTGCCTTCATCGCCTGATCTGCTGGTGATACTTCCAGGTCATTACCTGCCCAGCTGATTGTGAAGCCTGCGTTTTGTGGCTGGTCTTCTTTCTTGTCTCGTATGCCGAAAGGCTGATTGCGCGCGCTTGTCCATTTAAGCGTGTCTATCTCTAGGCGTCTGCGTTGAACTTCTGCATTAAGCTGTCGCGGGTCTACGTTCTTTGGCAGCGGAGACATTGCTAGACCGTTCAGCTTGTCTGCGTAATACTCTGCCTGAAGTATCCTGCCCTTGCGGTACATCTCCCACATTTCGTCGCTGTCCTGCACTGATCGCGTAATTGTGCGATAAGATGGCAAGCTCTCGTCCTTGGCTATTTCTACCAGGGTCTCGCCTTCTGCCAGTCGATCGCAGATCTTCTGCATTATTTGGACTGTGACTTTCTTAGCTGGCATTGTTGCTTCCTAGTAAAAGTGCCCCGCCCGAAGGCGGAGCTAGTTTAGAGGTAACTCGCACAGGTGGAGCAAGTGCGCTCATACTAGACCAGGTAGGTCACTTAATCAAGCTTGGCTGCATTGTTAGGCCGAAGGCCTTTAATTTTTTTTCTTCCCTACCTATTGACAGTATCTGTCAAGGCCATTACATAGGTCTTGTAAGAGGTAACAAAACAAGGAGAAAGCAAGTGATAAGGTTTGCAAATCCCCATGACCAACAGCAAGGACCAAACTGCGGTGTAACTGCTTTGTCTATTGTTGCTGGCATTTCTTTCTTTAGTGCTTGGTCAATATGCAAAGGCGTCAGCCGGACAAAACGCTTCAAAGGCGGCATGTACGACAATGACATTATAGACAGTTTAAACGCTGCAAATGTTAAGTTTAGAAAGCTCAAGCATGTAGATGTATATTGGAAGACAGTTCAGAATTTTGTTGCCGAGTCTGACCCTGCAAAAACTTACTATATCGTTTCCACCGGACACGCTCAGGTTAGTCACAACGGTCAGGTTGCTGACCAATGCGGCGTTAAGGACGTTGCTAAGTATTGGGGTCGGAGAAAGAAAATCAAGTTTGTTTTGGAGATCATAGAGGATCAAGAGAACAGCTGCGCTATGCACGTCTTTGGCTTGCCATTGTTTGA